TCATGCCCTGAGCCAGACCATTCCCCAGATAGTCACGGATCATGGTTCGCTGATCGTCAAGAATTTCGGAGACTAATTGTGACGAATAGGACCGCAGCCAACTCTCTGCCGCTTGATTGCGGATATTGAACTGAAACACTGTTCTAAACCCATCGGCAGCGCGAAGGATCGGGACCAGCGTTTCCGTGGCTATAGCGCCCGCCTCAAAGGCGTTAGTGAGACCCTTATCGAACAGCCTGAACGATGCTGGATCAAGCCCAACCGCCTTTAAAGCGCCCTCAATATCCTTTCGCTCCAACATTGCCGTGATCTGAGCGAGATCGGCCCTACCGCGCATTGCATAGACCGCATCGAGAAAGGCTTTGCGTAGGACCGGCTCGAACTGGTCGATAAGTTGGTCGAACCGATTGACTGCCATCAATGCGCCGATACTTGCTCAAATTCCGAAAAGTCGATCACGACCCAATCGCCATTCGGCAACGGAGCCACTGCGCAGACGCATTCCGACACGTCGTCAGTTTCGTTGCCCTCTGCGTCAAACATGAGCGAAAAATGAACTATCTCGCCGGTATCGAGGATTGCAGACCCATCGGTGCGGTTAATCGCTGAAACCTGCATCAACCCATCCGACCTTGGATTTCCCAGATCGACTTGTTCGACCCGCCATCGTCATAAGCGATGATCGAGAACGTAATTCCATTGACCGTGATCCGTGCGCCGTTTACCGGCTCTATCGTCAAAGACTTCGCCAGCACGATCACCTTGCGGTCGGATGCTTGGACAAGAGAGTTCGCCCTATAATATGCGCTGTACTTTTCAACATACGCCTTGCACGGATACTCGGTCGGCACGGGCGGCAACGGATCAGCGGGATCAGGACTGTTCTGCGGCACGTCCACGGTCATTACGGCATCATAGAACAGGTTCTTGAACGCCGAATTGATCGTGGCCGGGAAACTGTCGAGTATCGACATCAATGTTCACCCTACGTCCCGATCATCTTTACACATTGCAGCCGGTTCAATAGACCCACCGAATAACAACTCGGGGGTTATCAAGCTGATGGCGAAGAAAGCAAAGAAGTCCAAGAAGAAGATCGTTCGAAAGCTGTTCACAAAAGACGACGTGAAGGCTCTCAAAGCTCACTCGAAAGCCAGAACGCCTGTCGCAAAGATCGCCAAACAGATGAAGCGCACAGAGGGTGCGTTACGTCAGAAGGCACTCGCGCTCGGTATCGGGCTCGGGCATCGGCGCTAAAAGCCGCTTACGCCCTCGCCACGAAAGAAACCGACGTGCTGCCCTTGGCGGGCAAGACCAGACCAGATAGCGCCAGATCGATCGTCTTGAATATCGTTTCGACCGGTGCACCATCGGCGTAAACAATATCGACGCTGCCAGCCTGCAATTCCTTGATCGCCCCGCCTCGCTCAAGATCGGGAGACAGAACGCCGGGCTGCGCCAGATCGCGCGTCATGCCCTCATACTGTGCCGATTTGATCTGTGCCGGGATCACGTCGTCATCGAGCGGATGGCCGCGGTAAATCACGCCCACTCGGGGCCACTCTAATGCTTGCCATACGTCGGTAGCGCATCCAGGGAACCGTGACCGATAGGTATTGTCGATCCATGACGTGACGCGACGAGCCGATTGCTCGAGCTTCTGGTCAGCGTAACTCGAATAGTCGAACCCGCGATTGTCAGCCTCGGCCTTGAACTCCTCAAGGGACTGGTAGCTATCCGAATCCTGAGCGCTCGGCGTCGTATTCAACGTCATCGCTTCGCCTCGCGTTCCTTTGCAAGCACCGCCTCGGTCTCAGTTTCAAAGGGACCGACAACGATCTCTTTGCCATTCTTGACGTACCACTTGCCGCGTGGGCCTTTGCCAACGACAAGGCCGAGCACTTCTCGTTCCGTTTCCGATGCTTCGCCATTGGCAATCGCATCGTAGTGCCGTTGACGTTCCGCGCGAACTTCATCACGGAGCGACATCTCGGCATCGCTCGGCTTCAATCGTTTCATGATTTCCTCGAGAGAATGGGAGAGCGGGACAATCCCGCCCTCCCTTATCGTTAAATTTTGTGGCGCAGACGGATGATCCGGATATTCTTCGGATCATAGACGCGCGACCAGTTCGCAGCCGCCGCCAACTCAGTATCGGAAGGGGTGACTTTCGCCGGGACGCCAGAACCTGGATTCCACTTGATGCCGCGGGGGTGCAGCACGTAGTGGCGACGGGTCACGAGGTATTCCTGACCGCCTCCCTTAAGGGCTTCACGGCCCGTTTCCGAAGGCACCTTGGGAGTACCCTCTCCGAAGCCGATAGCGCCGGGACCGAACAAATAAGTGTCATAGACACTCGTGGCCGGGCTGAGCGCGTCATCCACGATCACCCGCTTGCCCATGAAGGTCTCATAGAGGATCGTACCGTCCACATCGCGTTCGGTGTCGATTAGACCCTGCTTGGCGAGCGAGGCGTTGGTGGCTGAGTGCATCCCGACCGCGACGATGCTGGTCTTGGCATCGCCCATGGTCTGGGCCGCATCGATGAAGGCTTCGCCATCGATTACGGACGCAGCACCGGACAGACCCGAGATATCCAGTGAGTTCCTGGGCGTACCTTCGGCAGCCAGCGCACCCATCGAGCCCTTAAGGGTCGCGATGAGTTGCATGTTGAACTCGTAGGACCAGTTCTCGCCGACGCCCGCCGAAACAGCGTCCATCGGATCGTCGCCGGCCAGTGCGGCAGCCAAGTCAGTGCCACCATAGACGAGCGCACGGGCATGAAGCACGGCGGAATCCTGAGCGGCATTGACCTTCTTGATGGCCAGATCCTCGGTATCATCGAGAAGTTGGGCGCGTTCGCTGAGCGCCTGCCAGAACGGCATCTGAATCTGAGCGCCACCCTTGCCGGACAGACTGAGATCAGGGACCGTTACGACAACGCCAGAGGCGAAGAACGCATTGACGCGGGTGGAAGCCTCGCGGAAGTATGGATTAAAAACCTCGGGGACAATGACGTCCGCGAGTGCAGTGGGGGTATCAACCATGATGATTTCTCCTATGTCTGGCTGATTTCACGTTTGAAACAGGCCAGGCATCGCCATGGCTGTTAGGGTTGGCGGCATCGCCGCCGAGATGATGGTGTTACGCAGCTACGGGTTGACGGGCAGCGACCGCGACATCAAGGTTCTTGAAGCCTGCGGCCTGCGCGAAGTTTTCTGCCTTCTTACGATCGATTCGGACCATCTTGCCCTGCTCGGTCTTATTCCAAGCCTGCTTGCCGAAGGGATTGGATTCGCCGTTGCGCAGCCGATGGTTGCCGGGGGCATCGCCACCCTTCGCGGGAGCAACGTAATCCTTGCCGTCGTCGCTCACCGCCCATTCGGACACGAAACGAGCGAGTGGAACAGGCCCCATATCGGTCTGTGCGATGGCCGTGTAGTTGCCCTCGTCTTCCTCAAGGTCGATCTTGCCGATGCTCTTGAGGTACGGGACTAGCTTGTTCTTGTGCTTCGGATCGATGCCGGCGGCGTCCAGAGCTTTGGACAGGCCCTCCTCCACGGTAACTCGGTTGATCGTGCCGGAGAGCTTGGCGATCTGATCGTCCTTCTTCTGGATTTCAGTGGCGTGCTTGCGCTCCAACTGATCCCGGACACGGGCGATCTGTTCTTCCGGCTTCGGGCCTTCCTTGCCCTCTGCCAGAGCCTTCATGCGCTCGTATTCGTCAGCATTGAAATCATCCGGCAAGCCCTCGACGCGGCCACGCAACGCCGCAAGGTCCGTTGTGAGGGTCTTGTTTGTCTGCTTCTGCCGTTCATGAGCGGTTTTCAGGTTGATGACGCTCGGGTGCATATCGACGCCTTCGACGTCCAGCACAAAGACCGTCTTGTCGCCCTGTTTCTGTTCCTTGTATTCGCCACGGATATCCTCCGGAACGTCGTCCAGAGTTTCGATAAGTGCCCTGAGAGCCATCGGCTCGTTCTCCTGTGTGATGCCTGCCTCGCAGGCGTTAAGCGGCTCTTGCGAGCCATGATGCGTCGGGCCGTCCGAACTGCTCGGCCGTCCAACCCGACATGCTCCGAAAGTACGTAGCGATTTCCGCTTGATGAGCGCGCCAGCCATTCAGAAAGCCGGTCGCATCGTTCCAGTCCCGATCGCTGAAGAAGTGAGCTCGCCCCGCATCCATCGGGACGCCAGCTGCTATGATCCGATCACACCCGCATTCTATTGCGATCTTGACCGCGAACAGGCCCGACGAACCTTTCCAATCATCCGTCGTGTGGTCTATCCGGGCTTCGATTTTTCCGTTCGGCCCGGTCAGCTTATGCGCCCATGTCTCTGGTTCGTTGAAACCCTTGCAGCGGCGCTCGTTGAGCCAGAGATGCAGCTTCTCCGGATGCAAACTGGCAGCGATATCGAGGTGACTGGACCAAGTACCGATCATGTCGTTGACGGCGACGGTCAGGTCTGGCGTAAATAATTCGAG